TTATCCAGAGAATTTTCTGGGCTTTGTGCAGCTTTCTGCGGCTTTTTTGCTGCTCAAACGATTTTGAGATAGCTTCTAACCAAGAACCAATAAAAGCAAAAACAAAAACACCGCCCGCGCAAGCGCGCGCGAGTGAAAATTCAAAACCCGACCAAAACCCGGAAACAATCCAAACAAAACCCCAAAAACCGCCAAAACGAATCAACCCGCTCCTGCTCAAACCCGAGGACGTGAGCGAACGTACGTGGTGTGATTTCATCAACTACCGAAGATCAAAACGCGCCGACATCACCGAAAACGTCATCAAAATCTTCAGACGCGAAGCCGAAAAAGCAGGCATCCCGCTTGAAGACGCCATCAACTACGCCATCTACCGCGGCTGGCGGGGGTTTGAGGCGAGCTGGTACACCGGGAAAAACAAAACACTCGCTCACACAGGTGAACTCCATGAAACATATCGCAAACCTGATACCGGGTTCGGCAGCGGCAATTCCGCCGTCGAGCAGGTCTGGAACAACATCATGCGCGACAGGCAACAGCGGGCGCAGGATGAGCAAATCATTGAGGGAGAATTTGTGGTTGCGAATGGTCAGCCTCTACGGCCATCGCTGGGTCTCGACCTATAGCGCAGATGCGACTTCGCCATCCGGCGAGGCATGGGCGCGGGAACTGGCCGACATGACGCGTGAACAACTCAAGCGCGGGCTGGATGCCTGTATGCGCCGGGTAGACACATGGCCACCAACGCTGCCCGAATTCAAGCGCATGTGCCTGGGCATCCCGACATGGCATGAGGTGCGTCTGGAATTTGCACGCGAAGACAACGCGCCGCGCTCGCCATTCGCACGCATGATGCTGCGCCACCTCGACACATGGGACATGCGCAACGCATCCGCACAAGAGGCACAAAAAATGCTGCGCGATGCCTATGAGATGGCGGTGCAGGCGCGCTTGCGGGGTGAGCCGGAACCGCCTGAACTCACAGCGCTGCCCTCCCCGGAACCGCGCCCGTTCACGCCTGCCACGCCGGACATCGCCAAGCGCCACATGACGGAAATATCGGCCATGTTTGGCATGGCATATGAACCGGACGCCATCGCCGCATGAGCATTCAAGACCTCATCCTCCCATGGCCCTCGCCCGATCTCTCGCCCAACGCACGCGGCCATTGGGGCAAGCGCATGCGTGCGACCAAGGAAGCGCGCGGGCTGGCGTTTGTCTACGCGCGCAAGGCGGGCTGGAATGTGGCCCTCTCGAAACCGTGGCAGCAGAATGGCTCGCCCATCACCCTGCATATCGATGTGTTCCCGCCCGACCGCAGGCGGCGCGATGATGACAACATGTCGGCCAGGTTCAAAGCCTATCGGGACGGGATTGCCGACGCGCTCGGGGTTAATGACAGCCGTTTCCGCGAATCGTTGTGCCTCCACGACAACCCCAAGCCCGGCGGGCAAATCCGGGTACGCATCCAGCCGGGCACGGAACCGGAGCGATGAATGCGCCAGCACGGCCCGCGCCGACAACAGCGCCGCATCACGCCTGCGCTCGCGCTCGCCGATTGCGACAGTCTGGACAGCCTCGCCCGCACGCTCTGGAAGGCCATCCGCCAGCGCCGCCATGCGCGCCAGTTGGGGACGCTGGTGGCCTGCGACAAAGATGCCGGGCTGGTGTATCTGCTGCCCGCCGGGGAGCCGCGTACCGAGGCGTTCATCCCCAAACACCTGAACTGGATTGTCGGCTCCTACGCATCCACGCCCAAATGCGGAGCCGCCGCCGTCCCCTCCGCCGACATGCTCGCCGATGACCTCAAGCTCACCCTGCGCTGGAAGGCGCGCAAACGCTGGCCGCTACAGCGCCCGTTGCCGTTCCCCGTTGATTGAGATGCGCAGGCACGGCACCGTAACGGCTACATTACGGCTACGTTTGTCACGCTTGAATGCCCCTCCCCCTTACTCCAAAACAGGCCGCGTTCTGCCGCGCTTACCAACAGACCGGCAACGCTTCGGAAGCGTACCGGCGTGCCTACGATGCGGAGAAGATGAAGCCGGGCAGTATCCGGCGTAAAGCCGCAGAGGTGCTCAAACACCGCAGCGTGGCGGCTGAACTCGAACGCTTGAACCAGCAGACCAAACGTGAGCATGGTGTCACCATCGAATCGTTGCTGCGCGAACTTGAAGAGGCCAGACAACTGGCGCTTGCCAACGGGCAGGCATCCGCCGCTGTCACCGCCACCATGGGCAAAGGCAAGCTCGCAGGCGTGTTCAATGGCAAACCGGACGATGACGTTGCGCCGCCCTCCAAGATCGATGTGACCATCCGAAGGGCGCGCGGGGAGGAATCGTAGTCTCTCGCTTCACACGCCCTGCTGCCGCGCCAGTTCCACGCCCCACTCGAACGCATTATCAGGATCCGGTACAGCCGCCAGCGGCGGCGCGGAGGAAGTGCGGGCAGGATTGACCACAGGCGCACGCGGTGCCGCCGGGATGACCGGCGCGGCCTGATAGGCTTTTTCAATCGCGGCAGCCCACTGCGCAGGCGGCAGGCTGTCCTGAATGATTGCCACCATCGGCTCAATGGCCTTGAACCGGGTCTTGAACAGCGCCCCGTCCTGCGCCCGCAGTTTGTCGCCGAGTGCGGCCACCGCGTCCAGCGCCTGCTGTTGCGCGGCCTGCTGCTGTTGCTGCTGGATGGATTGCTGCTGGCGTTCGCTGTAGATGGCCTGCTGGCGGCGCGCGGCGATGAGTTCCTGCGCCGCTTCGCGCGAGAGCGTGCCCTGCTCGATCTGTGCCTGCAAATCGGCGTGTTCGGCCAGCGGGTCATAACCGGGGGCGGGCTTGCCCAGTTGTTTGCCCAGCCACGCCAGTTCCGCCTGCATCGCCTCATAGGCTTTGCCCATCTGCGCCGGGTCGCCGGAATTGATCGCGGTCAGATAGTTCAGCGCATTGCCGAACTGCTCCGGGCTGGCCCCGGTGGCCTGGATGGTCTGCTCCCATTCCTTGCCGCGTTCGGCCAGGGGCTTGAGCGCGTCGTTTTCTTCCTTCAGTTCCCGGAAGCGCTTTTGACGGCGGGGTGGTTCTGCCGGTTCATCGTCATCGGCGGGCGGTTCGGCCCTGGTCGCCGCCTTGCCATCTTCGTCTGCATCCCCATCAGGCGTATCGTCATTATCGGCAGGCTCGCTGTCATCGTCGGCATCGTCTTCTGCTGGCGGTGGTTCGGCGGGTGGATTGGCATCGGGCAACCCCGGCAGCGGCTCGGGCTCCATCGCCCGCGCGGCTTCCACGCCTTGATCGAAGGCATCCAGTTCTTCCGTGGTGGGGGCATCAGAGGTGGTGGCGGGAAGGGCAATATCCGTCATGGCGGCAGCAACTCATGGAAAGAAGCGCCCATGATTTACTGCGCAGGTTGCAATGCAACGGACTTCCGTTGACTCGCCGCACCGGCGCGCTACCGTGCCGCCATGCCCACCCTCAATGAACCCCAGGCCGCGTTTCTCGAACTGCCGCACAAGTTCCGCGCGTTTGTCGGCGGATTCGGCTCGGGCAAGACCTGGGCCGGATGCGCGGCGCTGTGTCGGCACTTCTGGGAGCATCCCGGCGTGCCTGCCGGATACTTCGCGCCGACCTATCCGCAAATCCGCGATATCTTCTGGCCGACACTGGACGAGGTGGCCGAGGACTGGGGGCTGCGCATCGAGGTGCTGCGCTCGGACAACGTGGTGCGGGTCTACTGCGGACGGCAACTGCGCGGCACCATCATCTGCCGTTCGATGGATGACCCGAACCGGATTGTCGGCTTCAAGATCGGCTACGCGCTGGTGGACGAGATCGACACCATGCCGCGCGACAAGGCCCACAACGCCTGGCGCAAGATTGCCGCACGCATGCGCTTCAAGGCCGAGGGATTGCGTAACGGGATTGATGTCACCACCACCCCGGAAGGCTTCCACTTCGTCTACGAGCAGTTCCACGAACGCGCCGATGACGGGCTGTACGGCATCATCCACGCCAGCACCTATGACAACGCGGCCAATCTGCCGGATGATTACATCGCCTCGCTGGTGGCAACCTATCCCGAGCAACTGGTGCGCGCCTATCTCAATGGCGAGTTCGTCAACCTCACCAGCGGCTGTGTGTACCCGGCCTTTGACCGCCGTGAGAACAACACCGATGCCGTTCACGAAGACGGCGAACACCTGCACGTCGGCATGGATTTCAACGTCCTCAACATGACCGCGATTGTGTGTGTCATCCGCGAGGGCCTGCCGGTGGTGGTCGATGAACTGACCGGCATCCGCGACACCCCGGCCATGATCGATGCCCTGATTGAACGCTACGGGCGGCGCGAGATGACGATTTATCCCGATGCCAGCGGCAAGGCGGCGCATACCAATAACGCCAGCGTGTCCGATCTTGGATTGCTGCGCGCACAGCGGCATTTGCGGGTGCAGGTCGGTAACGCCAATCCGCCGGTGCGGGCGCGTATCGTGAGCGTCAACGCGATGCTGTGCAATGCCAAAGGCCAGCGGCGGCTCACCATCAACGTGGCGCGCTGCCCGGTGCTGGCGCGCGCGCTCGAACAGCAGGCATGGG